GACCCAGAACTATGTCACGCTACAAGGGATGATGAGTACGGAGGAGTTAATGCTACGGATTCATCTGATATATTTATTTTGAAGTATGATAAAGATTTGCCTAAAGATGAATGGAACTCTTATCGAAATGAAGATGGAGAGTGGGTCACTCAAAAAGGATACAAGAATGTATCTTTTATAAGATGGACTAATTGGAATGATGGCATTGAAAGGGTTTGGGATTATGGTCTTTCTTTAGAAAAGATTGTAGATATTAATAATATTATGGAAGATTGGGAGGAGCGTTTAAACAGCTTATGAAAAAATTAGTAGAAAGAAATATGTATAATTTAAATGGTAAGAAGTTAGAGAATGATTTTATCATGGTTGATGATGATGCTACTTACTACAAGAGTGAAGATAAAATAATTGTAAAGATTACAGAGGATGAAGTCTTTATTGATGACAAGTACGGATGGATTAATGACCATGTTGTTAAATGTAGAGATTTATTTTTAGGAGAAAAGAAGTCTGATGTAGTTGGTAAAATTGAAAGAGGAGAATATAAATTAATAAACTTAAATGAATAAGCATATAACTTATAGTTATATAGTATTGACTTTTGTTTCTGAGATGAGACAATCTTATTATTAAATAGTGTAGGGTATTCTGATAAGGGATAACTACAGGAAGGAATTTAAATGTGTTCCTGTTGAGTGGGTTTACAAGCACTCTATAAACACCGCCCTACACTTATTATTATCATGGAGAAAATATGACAAAGGATTATAAGCCGAGAGTAACGGTAGGTAGTATTCCTGTTGATGACGAACCTATTTACAAGGGTTTATTTTGGGATGCTGAAACTAAAAAGTTTTATAGATGGGAAGATTTACCAAAGGAGATAAAAGATGTTGATTAGTTTCTATAATGCTTACGAGTTACGGAATGTACCTGCTGGACAGAGAATGTTTAAGGTTGGCACAGTTGGTTATAAGTGGGTAAAGATTAAAGAGGCTCATGCTCCACATTGGAAAAGAATACCTTTGAAGAAGTGGCAAGAGATACAACAACTAAAAACTTTTAAAATAATTAGAGAGGAATAAAATGGGTAAAAAATATATACCTAAATTATGGGATGTACAGTTTTGTAAAGAGGATAAAGAGGGTAATCCACTTCGAAGCGAAGATGGAAGTATTAAATTATTTACAGTAGGCAGAGATGTAGATGTATCTTATATCTCAGAGTACATTGAAAATGAAGACTTGGAGGAAATATAAAATGTCTTACAGTAAAGTAAAAACAGTACGTGCAAAATATAATACCTATTTACATTGGGATATAGAAAATATTGCAGAGAGTTATAAGTTTAATGTAGATGATATTAAACAAATTCAAGTGGGTAAGTGGACTGACTTAATCATAACTTTAAAAGATGATACAGTTATAGTTGACAACTCAAAGACAGATGGAATATCTTTATGGGATACAGATTGGAAATGGTCAGACAAAGTAACTTATGAAGATGAATGCTTTGAAGAATTTGATTATGATGATTTAGAATATGATAGAGAATGTTTAGAAGAACAACAACTTATGGAGGAAGAAAATGCAGACTTGGCAAGATAAGATACATGAGAACTTATCAGTAGCAAATGAGATAGCATCAAAGTTATCAGACAAGACTACGGATAGGTTGGTCGAAGATGTACA